CTTGAGGTGGTCGTAGCTCTGAAGAACTCGTAGAGACATGCCCTTGTAGTTCACAGTTGCAGAATTGGTTCCTGGCCCCATCGGATTGGGTTGTGGTACAAATACCAACTGGAACGCATCAGGATGGAACGCAGCACCAACGGTAGTAGTATCAAGTGAACCAGAAACGCCACGAATTGTAGCAACTGCATTGTTTGAAACTACAACAGGAACCCCACCATTTACTGCAGCAGCATCAATGCCGTAGAGACCTGGGTTGATTGTAATAGCAAGCGCATTTGCAGCAGCTTCCGCAGTACCAGTAATCACATGATCCCGTGTCACTCCATCTGCATACGCAATACTTACAGTATCACCAGCAACTACTGTTCCAGATAGGGAAGCTGCATCAATGGTCAAAGAAGTTGTACCTTCAGTTTGATCTCCATCGACTGCACAGGCCTTGTCTGCATCTCCTGCACTCAGGACAGTACCAACTGTGTGAGTTGGAAGATTCTGAGACATCATGGTATCCAGACCCATGAAACGACCAAGAGAGGCTTCTTCTACAGGAGAAGTTGCGGCTCCTCGGATGTCTGCACGGACAAACTCAGTAATTCCATACAATGCACTCTGCATTACAGGAGAAACGATGAACTTGCGTCCGGTCATTGGGATTCGCTGAATATTCATCTTTTCTATAATTGCTGCCACTTCACCAAGAGTGTTTGGAGCAGTCAATCCTGCAGGAGCACCAGAATCTGATGGGCCAAGGAATCCGCCAAGACCTTTTAGCTTGGTAAGCGCATAGGTGTCAATCTTCTGTGCAATGGCGACCATTGCAGGTCGCAACATTCGCTCATTGAACTCATCAACACTCATCGCCAATTCCTTTGAAGAAACTTCAAAAGAAACGTCAAACTGCTTCTCAATCTTCAAATCAATACTGTTTTCAACAGCATTCTGGATTCGGATGTCCCCAGCGTTTGAACCACGGGAGTAGTCATCCACACCAAAGAAGGCAGGTCTTCGGATACGAACAGTGTCACCAACTCTTGCTCCTGCAAAATCTGCAGTAGCGGAGGTATTCATTACCTGTGGTGCAACAATGTTGTCTTCAAGAATAAGGAGGGCTTCCCGTGCAATGACATCGGGAGTAAGGAAGGTATTTTGATTACCTGAAAAATTGGTAGAAGTTACCGACATGACTTTCCTTTCCAATGAAGGGATCACAATTTGGGGATCGCTCCGTCAGAAAAGAGAGGAGGCCCCTGAAAAAACAGATACAGAGAGGCGCTCCTGCGCAAGACATTTTAGTAAACTTTTTCCCTCTGGGATAGGATTATTGGGAGTCTAGTGACTGTATTCTCTAGTGTCAACCACTTTTTTATACAATCACTTCTCCCACCAAATCCTGATACAAACGGGATTCTGTCGCTCCTTTTTGGAATTGATACTTCCCATTGTAAGGATAATTACTTGGAGTCGTCATCTGAACATAAACCAATTGACAAATCCTCATTCCTGAAGAAAGACGAATTGGAAATTTCGATTGATTCTGCAACTCCAAAGTAATTTGACCACGGAATCCTGCATCAATAAATCCTGCATTCTGCACCTGAACACCCATTCTTCCAACTGAAGAACGACCTTCTACATAAGCAGCACAATCTACAGGAACTCCAATCTCTTCATTGGTTGAAGCCAATACAAACTCCATAGGAGCAAGAACAATTGTGTCCTCAACCCAATAATGGAAGCTTTGCTCATCCAATGCATCCAGAACATCATCCTCATTCGGAGAGTCCATGACACAAAAAGAGTTGGAGAGAGTTAAATCCACACTGGAAGGCCCAATGTGAACTTGTTTTGGCAAATATCCCTGCTCCTGCAGAGTCCGTAACGAAATGTCACTATATATCATCGAATAACGCCTTGTTCACGAAGACGCTTGTATTGATCCATTGGTAAATTCCGCATTTCTTCTGCAGAAACTCCAGTGGTTGACCGTCTGAATGCACCAGAACCTTGCGCCCCACTTCCTGTTGACTGAAGGAATAACTCTGGCTGATCATCACGCATCATCTCTATCAGTTCTCTCACTTCCATTGGTTGCCCATTGGAACCATAGCGAATCCCTTCGCCATCCCGAACCAGAACCTTCCCTGTCTCTTCATCAAATACAATCTCATCCCGAACCTGTGCAGACATTGCACGATACAATCTTGGGTTTACACCAGAATCTGCACATCCATCCATAATGGACTTCTCAATCTCTCTTTGCTGATAGCGACTCTTTGCAGTGGAGGCCTCGGTTTTCCAGGATTCCAATTCCTCATTGATACGCTTCAGTTGATTTGCATGATCCTGTTTTGCACGATTCAGAATACGCTCATTGTACTTTTCACGATCCCCACTTGTAAACAAACGCAATTCTTCATCCTTCTCAATTCTATTCTTCAGAGATAGCAATTCATTTAAATTGTCCTGTCCTCCAATCTGAGAAATAAAATCCTGAAATTCCTTTGCACGTTCCTGGGCCTTCTTCTTCTCTTCCTTCAGTGCAATATTGTTGCTTTTCAAACCAGTAATTTCTGATTCCAAGGCCTTTGCAACAATCACCTCAACTTGCTCTCTTGTAAACGTATCTGTTGAACCGAGATCTACTTTCGGTACTTCGACTTTTTGCTGAACTGCTTCCGTTGATTCCATCGCTTCTGCGCCATCTCTTGCTGAAGTTTCTTGTTCCATTCTAATCGACTCCTTTCAAACATTTTTGCCTCTTCCTCATCACTCATTGGAGAGTGGTAAGTAAAGACATTTACATCTGTATCACGAATAATACAGGCCCCATAAAAACTCTGGCTTGATCCATCGTAAATCAACAGTGAATTCAGATAGTACAATACTTTTTCTGCTTGTTCAACTGTATCATAACTTCTCAAACCACACCCGCTTCCCATCACTTTATGTAATAAAGAAATGGCCTCACGAATTGCATCAAATTCAGTCCTTTTTTTCAGGAAGTCTAACCCAGACATCTCCCTCCTCATCCATTGCATAGTTTTCAGATAGCATCACTCCTCCTAATGGGAAAGAATCCCTACCCTTTGCAGGAACATGATGTTCTGTACGAAAACCAAGAAATGAATAGGAGATGTCATTGTGAGTAAGAGAAACCCGATCCTTGTCCCGTAACAACAAATCCATTGAAGACAATGCTTTTCTACGGGCCTCAAACAAGGAGGGTGCAAGGATTTCTACATCATAGAGTTGAGTGTCCTTCTTTTGCACCTTTGCATAAAATGTTTTTTCTTCCATTCTTCTTCATGATGAGTGTTTAAAATTAAAGATCTGAGATTTGGAGATTGTTCCTTTCTTTAAGAGAAGAAAACGCTTCTTGCCTAATACTTCTTGCTGATAACTCTCAGGAGTTGCACCAAACCAGGAACGCAGGTTCTTCACATCAAAACTCTTCTTTTCCAGAATAGGAACAGGTGTTCTTGAGGAATTGTAATTTTCCAATGGCCCTGTAAACTTCTCGCTTCCTGAAACCAATGAGTAATCCTGCAAGAAATACAAGGATACTTGTTTGTCTGAAGGAAATGGAGATACCATTGAAAAATGGGTAAACCTCTGTGGAAGTAGTGCATAGAACGACAAACGAATCTTATTTAATTGCTCCAGAAATGCTGTTCTAAAAATCGTAGTAAAACGACTTTGAAATAATCCAAAGATGCTGTCCTTGTAATTCAGAGAACGGGTTCCTCTAAACTTTTCAAGAAGATAGGTGTCTCCTTGTCCATATACCAAGGCAGTACGATAGTTTGAACTAATTTCTGAACGCATACTGTGGAGATTCAAATGCAGAACCTCTTCATACGGAACCCCTAAAAGAGAAGGATTAGAATATGAAGGGTAATCGCCACCATACTGGAAAGCACTACGAAGAAAATCAATTTCCTTCCTCTCCCAAATAGAGATCACTTCCTCAAAATAATTCTCAAAACGACTTCGCAATTGATGCAACTTTACATGAGTTCTCTCTGCAAAGAGATCCATCCTTGTAATGTCTGATTCAAAACGATTGCCATGAGAATCCAACAAGATGTCATTGACCAATTCATTCTGGAATCCTTCCAGAAACGAAACAATCTGATCAGCAACACGATAAGAATACTTAATGCAAGAAATATGATGATCCAGAATTAGATCAGTCGCCTCGTCCTGAAGGAGAGAGGGATTTTCTAAATTGTTCGGACTCACTTTCTTGGAGTACAACGCTTCTGTCCTGCTCTGCAGTGGTTTTTGGGCCATGATCCATCTCAATTTTTTCTCGTTCATCTTCAATACTGACATCATCTGGAATCACTTCGCCATGTTTCAAATTATAGAGAAGAGTATCCATTGAGATGCCACCCATTTGGTATGCCTGTACAAGAGAAATAATCTCTTGGTGGGGAATCCGAACATCAATGAAATCCATATTCAGTTCAAGATGAACGTCCTTTTCATTGAATCCTTCCCAACGGGCCATGTACTGAAGAACCTTCTTCAGACCATTTTGAAGAGTGACTACAATATGAGATAGAACAGAAGTTTCAATATTTTGCCGAATCCTTGAGGTCTCTGCACTCTCTACTCCCTTCTTGGAGTCCAGCAATCTTGCACCAACCACTGCCATCATCGCTTCTTTTTCACGCAATGCATTTTCCAGAGAACCCAATCCAGTTCCATTGAATTCAAGGTATCCTAAACGTGCGTTTTCATTAGAAATAATCCATGCAGTGTTGCCGCCAATATGCAGGCCGTTACGGGCCTCGTCTGGATCCATGCCAGTAATCCAAGGTTGTGGTAGAGCAGTGAAGTGGCGACCATTCTCCAAGTCTGCAGAAGTTCTATAATGAGAAAGAGAAACATTTGCTAAATCCAAGAGAGGAGGAGGACAGAGGTTATCAAGGCCCATTCCAGCAGCATTGAAGCAAAAGACAGGGAATTCCTGCATCCCTTCTCCACGAACTGTTGGATTGGTGTTATAGACAATCTCAAAATCAACTTCATCCTCATTCTCTCGCTCGACTCCCTTCTTCTCTACCAATTCCATTGCAACACGGACACGGAGGTTGCCATTCTCATCAAAATCATAAATCCGATACTGTGTATCCATTGAATGAGAAAAGCCATCATCTGTCGTATTTACCTCTTCTACAAAACAGGCCATGATCGGGACGTTTTTATCCATCCTCCAGTTGATACCTGATTCTGCAGAATAGTATGTCAAGTAAGTTCTGGAATCCTCATCCCGATCCACTACAACATTTACACGACCTGCAATTAGCAATTCTGTCATCAACAACTGCAGAAGCTCCATGAAGGACATGCCATTTAGATCAATATTTTCTAAATAGGATTCCATCTTTGAAGGAACTTTAATAATTGGACTTTTCCGAAGAGAAGCCCCCACTAATCCATGCACGGTTCTGCGCAATACATTGAGAAAAATAGCTCTATTCTTATAGCTATAATAATCCCCAGAATCCTGCATAGATAAGTAAGGAAGATATCTTTGATTTGCATTCTTTACTGCTTCCTCACCACGATAACAATCCCTGCATTTGTTCCACAAATCCAAATACTCCCGATACTGCGGGTGTTCCGAATCATACCTCGGATTTGAGGAATGGTTCATTGGATTGTAATAATACATCTCAAACTCCAAAAAGAGGCGCTACTTCAATTTCCTGTCGATTTACAGGATACATATACTCCACAAGATAACCTACTGAATCTGTAATGTGAGATAAATCGCCTTCACCACCCTTTTCTGGAAGGTTTGTACCTTTCTTGTAAGAGTGTCTCTCTAGAGCGTGAATCGTCCGTTTACACTTCTTGTGAACAAACAAATAACGATTACCATCTGCACTGCAAAGTCGAGAATTGACAGCATTGATTCTATCCCGAATCAACGGATGTTTCCTTCTGAATTTGCATTTAAAACCATAGGATTGAAGGATAGACAGATCCGTTCTTCCTCCTGCAGATGTTCTTGTTTGAACACAGGCCGGATCAGGGTAAATGGTAATGGCATCCTCAGGATATCTTGTCAGAATCTCCTCTGCCATCTCATCAGTGTTAGAACCAAAAATCTCAATCTCATCAATAATGAACAATGTGCCATCATTCTCATCTATCTGAAAAACAGTGGCAGTCATCGGATCAATATTGAAATCCATCCCAATATACACAGGCTGACCAGGCTCATAACCACGATCCACGACAGACTCTGAATGATCAAATCCATAGTAAACCAATCCTGTGTAGGTGACGAATCTGGCCTCATATTCCTGCTCAAAGGTTCTTGCATCCAAGTTTCTCCTCGCAGCTTCAACTTCCTCTGGTGGTACATTTCCTCCCTCCAAGGTAGTGTATTGCCATGACTCCCAATCGTCTTCATCTGGGTCTTGTCCGTCCTCCCATAGATCATAAAACCAATTCCGACCAGAAGGCGATGAAATAAATAAGGCCCCACCTACCTTGTCTGAGAGAGTTGGACGCAATACTTCTGTCCAAACCCTTTCTTCCAAATAGGCCGCTTCGTCCAACACAAGATAATCTAGTCCAATTCCTCGTAAACTGTCAGGATTATTTGCACCCTTGAGAGAGATCACTGATCCATTGACCAGAGTGGCCTGTAGTGCTACCTCATGAAATCGTTTGGCCCATCCAAGTCGTTGCAACCTCTCCTTGAGCACAGACCACATGATGTTTTTTGCAGCCGAGTAGGTAGTGGTAACATACCAGACCTGGGAATATGGAAATCTTGCAGAACGTGCCATCTGAGACATCGACAAGTAGCTATTATGAGTTGGAATCAAAGACTCCCCAGCCAAATAGAGATGATCCTCAGAATCCACTTCAATGCATTTCACAGGAACAGAATCAATTCTTTCAATCGAAACAATAAATCTACTGTAAATGTCCTTCTTTCTTTTGTTTTGAAAAAGTCGCCTTAACTTTCTAGTCAATCTAAATACTGGAACATCTGTAGAGAAACACACTCTGTATTTTTTTGATACAAACCGCCCATTTAAAAGTGCATCTCCTTCTAAAATCGTGGACTTGATTCCTAAGGTAGAAATTATTCTGTAAAACCCACTTGCCAATTCCTTATTGGTTGAAGTGAACTCACAATGTCCTTTCTTTGAAACACTCCCATCGCTGTCCATCAATCCTTGAACTAAGGAAAGCCTTTGATAAAAAGATCCAAAAAAATATTCTTCTGGAATGTGCTTATTATTCAAAACTCCCAAATCCGAAAGGATTTTATTGAAACGTCCATGATCAGAAGTCCTCTTTCTTCCTTTTGCTCCAAAACTCCATGACAATGGACTTTTTGTCTTCCAGATCGGATATGCAAAATTTGAAATAACTTCTATTTCATCATCACTGCCAATCGTCAACCGAGGACTATCAGAATTTCCATCCCCTAACCAATATCCCAAAGAATAGGGATCAAATAAGAAATCTTTCTCATCCATTTGAAGAGGTTCGGTATTCGGTATAGAAAAATTAGACTCAAATTTTCCATCACTTCTCCTTATCCTTACACCTTCCTCTACCATCTCCCTTGTTGTGTAAATCCTTTTTATAGAATCTACATTTGAACCTCTTGCATACTGTTTACGAAACTTCTTGCTTTCTACAAACCATTCATGATCCTCATCACAATCAATCACTGATCCGTCAGAAAATAAAATTCTATAAACAGTCCTTTCTACAAGAACTTCACTTGTATTTAAAACAGATACCAGATTACCATCTGGAGAAAAGACCTTATCCCCAATAGAAACATCCAACATCCTCTTAAACCCAGAATCCGTCAGAACAGGAGTATCTACAGACAAGGCCTTCCCAAAACGTCTACCTGCTGCCACCACCTTAAAACGTGAGTTAGATCTGGAAATTGTCTTTTGCGCATCAGTAAGAGGCATCTACTAATCCTCCCACGGAAGAATCGTAGCATCTTCCCTCAAACTGTCTTCCATACCAAGGGCCTTGCGTTTCCCCATATAGGCCAAGGACATAGTTTCCATTGAGATTTTACAGCATTTCAAATATTGAAATACCAGTTCCGCCTCCTCTTTTTCCAATATCAACTCCTTTGTTTCAGGATCGCGATTTTTCAGCATTCTTCCATGAAACTGAAGAACCATCATCCTTATTCTTTCTGCATCCTGCAGAAATTTCTCTGTCTCCTGAACGGATCTCTCCACTTTGTCTGCAATGACAAGTTGTCTCTGGGCCTGTTCTGCCTGTTCAACAATTTCAGACTTCCTAGACCCTCTAATCCATGAGTTTTTCTTTGCATGATGACGAACATTAGAAGGGTGCATATCAAAGTCCCTAGCAATGTCCTCTACTCTCTCTCCTACCTCATAACGTAATTTAATCCTACCAAGCATGTCAGGCGTTACTTTAGGTATATTCTTACCTGTCGTATTCATTCAAACTCCTGTTTGAGTTTTTCCTACTTTTCAGAGTCCTCCAACTCTTCGTAGGCCAACTTACACATTTCAATAACTCTTTCTGCAGCCCTATTCCCAAGGACTTTCTTTACAACAACGGCCTCATCTCCAGTAAAGGTTAGGTATAATCTAAAGATATCATGATCCTTTCGTAGGGCCTGTCGCTCCTCTGCAGTTTTTGCTTCTGCCAGTTGCCGTTCTCGCTCTCGCTGTCGCTCTACTGCTGCCAAGGAAGATGCTGCTGATACCGTTCCACCACCACTGGACTCAATTTCTCTCGTTTCTGTAGTTACTGCAACGTCCTCATCATCTGCCACTTCCCTGTCATTGGAAGGTTCCCACGCTTCTGACCAATCTTCACCCGCAAGGGCCTCTGGTGCAGGAATATCTTCCAATAGTTTGTTCAGTTCAGTGTCATCCAACATCAAGGAATCCTGTGCCCAATCCAAGGCCCCAACCTTTTCTAGATCCCTCAACAACTCTGCAGTTAGTTCGATGTCCTCAGAACCTCTGGCCCGATTATGTCGTAAAGTTGCAATTTTTGCTTGTTCCTCTGTCATCGGAGTAATCACAACAGGAATTTCTTCAAACCCCAAAACAGAGGCTGCTCTCCAGCGGTGTTCTCCATCAACAATCTTAACTCCCTTTTCTGTACGAACTGTAACCAGAGGTTGAGTGAACCCGTCCTCCGACATGGATTTCAACAATAACTCAAAGTCGTGGTCACTCTGTCGATTCGGATTCCATTCATTTGGAATGATCTTGTCGATTGGGACGTAAGTAACTTCCAATGTACTCAAGGCCTGATTCTTCTTCTCGACCACCTTACGCCCCTTCTTCTTTACCTTCTCAGTAACTCTTTGTTGAGTTTCTTGCGGAGTAGTATTTTGCTTTTCAAATTCAGCAACTGCCATGAATAACTCTCAATAAGTGATTAAAAGGATGGCTTACCTAGCCACTTCCCTGCCCCAGGCCTAAAGAACTCAGGCTCCACCAAAGACAAAAACGACACCTTTGAAGAAATCGGGTCTCCATTATACATAGATAACGTCAATTTCTTCCAAGAGGCCGTATTGCCTGTACAACTCATACAAGGATGAACTTCAGGGAACGGAGTGGACGCATGTTTTGCGTGTCTCCGCATATAGACTTCTTTTGCACGTTGAGAGCGCTCTGAGATCCATGCTGGAGCATCATCTATACAAGTCCTATGAAAACATTGTTCCCATGTTTCACCATACTTCCTCGTTGGTGTCAATGCGTGTATGCCAAATTTTACTCCTGTTCGTAACCCTTTTATTCTAGTACAGGCCTTGTCAAACCACTGAGGCCACGCTTGTTCTGCCATCCGAAGAGTTTCAATTCCATAGGGATTCATTGTCGGAGGCCCAATTCTCATAATAGGTAATGGAATGCGATTTCGCATCATCACATCATAGGCCCGATTGTAATCCAGATTGAATTCCTTGATAAACTTCCAGACATCCTTATGTGTCCAATCATAGATTGGTCTCACATTCGCAACCTTATAACGATTAGGTCGAGTAATGTAACCCCCAGAAGTAAAGAGTCCGTATAAACGATGTCTCGACTCATCAGTACGAAGTCCGATAGCAGCATAAAGTTTCTTACCTTCTTCTGGAGGGAACCGATCTGGGTGAGTCATTTCATCAATACTCTGATGAGTAATGTGTGTGGCCCAATCCGGAGGCTTTCTCATCCATTCATCTTCACTCAACAAAGGATCCATGACCCAGAAATAGGGGTTGGCCCTATCGTATGCGTTGACTACAGGATTGTTTGCAACAAGCCACTTCATGTTGACTTCAGGACGTTCTGCCACTCTTTCTGCAAACTCATAGGTTCCAGGGAACATCAATTCTTCATCCCTCATCACAACATCCACAGGAAGTCGCCCTGTCATTGATGCTGCCATGATACAAATCTCCAGAAGGGCCGTAGAGTCCTTTCCTGTTGAAAAAGATACGACAATGCGATGTCCCTCCTCATACAAAACGACCATTCTTTGAATGGCCTCATCCAAAACATTTCTTCCTGTATTCGTTCTAGGCATCTCTATTCCTCTTTAATGGCACTACACAATAGGAAGTCAAAAACAGTGTTAGGCCCAAACGGGTGTTCGTAACCTTTCTGTCGAATTCTATATTCCAAACGATCCGTTATCTCTTGATAACATTCATCCTCAGTAGGATTTGGATTTTTCAAGGAAAGGGGAACCTGTTCACTGAAGGGTATCACTGTCGAGGACTTCAACTCCGGTAGATTCTCCAGTGCGTATTTCCAAAAACGGGGAGGTGGATTGAGGATTTCGTAGCCATCCAATTGATCTGAGAAGATATTGTGGACACTGGTGTCGCGTTTTTCAGGCGAATTGTTTCCGTAGGGAACAAGAACCATCCTGCCACCAGGGGCCACAGACATCCACAGGTTCTCAATCGCAATCTTCAACTCTGCAAGATTCTGGAGACAGTTCAAACAACCATAGAGTGACACTACGAGGCCAAACTCCTCCTCAAACTCAACATGGGAGTCCAAGAAGGACATCTCCTTCACATAGAAATCAGGCCACTTCTTACGAAACTCCTCCAGCATTCCTCCAGAAAAGTCATAACCTGTGTATTCAATTTCATCAACCAAATCTGGTCTCAGTGAATCCAAAAATAGACCCGTCCCACAACCAGCATCCAACACAACATCCCCAACCTTCACATCCAAGAACTCAAACAGAGCACGATCCTCTGCAACCATCAAAGGACTTTTCGTATCCGAGTCATAACGAACCGCTATACGGTCATAGTATTCCTTCACATCCATAAGAACCCCAGTAAATTGAAAATCAAACTCTAATCTAAATTATGGCTGGTGACAAGTGGTAAAGGTGACTCCAAACTTACACCCTTCTCAAACCCCTCATCCTCTCCACCATTTCCTCCCCCCGTCCGGTCACAGTCCCCTACCTCCGGTCACACCCATCCTGCGGACACGTTTTACTAAAAATTTTACTAAACACTCCGGTCACCACAAAAAAGGTGTCGCGTTTTTTACACACTATTGGTATTCTTTGCCCAAGTCGGCTGCAACGGAGTGCTGTTTCAAGCATTGGAGTTCTACCGGCCTTACGTCTCACCAGTTGTGGTCATAAATATTGTTGCCTCTCAATAGACTGCAACCTAGACGTAGTGTTTTTCTTCCTTCATGCGCCCCTTGACCATGTGGTCAGGGGGACTCCCTTGCATGTCACAAACTCTCCCCTCCTGTTATGCCTAGAAAAGTAGACTACTCCATTGTTGGAGAATCCTTCGGTAACCTCATTGTCATTGAACTCTCCTCCTATCGGAACCAGAACCGGAAAGGCACAACCTACTGGGACTGCTATTGCGATTTGTGTGGTCAAGTCAAGTCCCTACCTAGAGACAATTTGGTCTCAGGCAACACTTCGTCTTGTGGCTGTAGAAGAGGTCTTCAACGGAAAATCGCAAAAAAGGCAGGTGTCTCCGAAACTGCAGTGTCCCGAATCCTAAACAACAAACTCCTCACCCCTGGTGGAACCCTAAGAAACCACTCCCTAACCACCATTCAACGTGTTCGGACCATTGCTCAGGAGCTTGGATACTACGAAAACTGCTAGTAACTTTCATGTAACGAAAGATCCCTGCCCCTACGGGTACTAGACTACAGTTTTTGGTCAAAGAATCGTTGAGACTACGCTAAAGTCACGCTACCTGACTACTAGAAC